TTCTGGAACATCTGGAACTTCAGGATTAAATGGTAGTTCAGGTACAAGTGGAATATCTGGTTCTTCTGGAACTTCAGGAACATCTGGAACTTCTGGAATTTCTGGTAGTTCAGGATCATCTGGAACATCAGGAACATCTGGTATTTCTGGATCTTCAGGTTCTTCTGGAACATCTGGAATTTCAGGATCATCTGGAACATCAGGAACATCTGGTATTTCTGGATCTTCAGGTTCTTCTGGAACATCTGGAATTTCAGGATCATCTGGAACATCAGGAACGTCTGGTATTTCTGGATCTTCAGGCTCTTCTGGAACATCTGGAACATCAGGAACTTCAGGAACGAGAGGTACATCTGGAACATCAGGAACATCTGGTATTTCTGGATCTTCTGGAACATCTGGTACATCTGGAACATCAGGAACATCTGGATCTTCAGGATATGCGGGCACTGTTGATCCGTTATTATATTATAGTGGAACAACATTATATACTCCGGATATTCAGATATCCAGCGGATTTACGGCGCAAGGAAATCAAAATGTTAAATATACATTTACAACAACAGATTTAATATTGGATCATACTCATTATTTTGTTGAGGTGAGCGGTTCAACAGGAACAATAACAATAACATTACCAACATGTGTTGGAAAAACTGGACGAACATATATCGTCAAAAATACTGGAACTGGAATGGTTGTAATTCAGCCAAATGGCGCTGAAAAAATTGATGGAATTGCTCCAAGATATTTGAATGTTCAATATATCAGCTCGACATATATAAGTAATAATATTCAGTGGTTAATTAATTAAATTATGTCATATAAACTTTCTCCCGTTACAAACGGAAATTTTTTGAGCACGGAAACTCAGCCATATACTGGATTGACTTCAGGACAAACAATTACATTTAATAGTCAGGTTATCAGTATGGGCATTTCTTTAAGCGGAACAACAAAACTTGTTGTTACTTCAAATGGTTATTATAAATTTGACATATCAGCAATTGGAAATCAGACTAGTGGAAGCGGATTTGAATATGATATTTGGTTTAGTTTAGATGGATCACAAATCACTAATAGTAATACAAAAATTATCATTGCAAATGCCACATCAGAAGTTCTCATAACAGTTCCATTTATAATTTATATGCTACCAAATCAATATGTTGAATTGCAATGGTATTGTTCTTCCGCAAATGGAAGATTATTGGCCACAGCGGCTGGTACAAATCCAACCAGGCCGGTAAGCCCATCAATAATCTGCTCAGTTGTTAAAATAAGTGAATAATGGACCCTAAATTTGATGTGTATTTGGACCCAGTCAATAAACTTGTTAGAGATAATAATTCATTGATATTGCTTAGATATGGAAGTACAACGCCAACACAAACCCCATCTATGTCTAAAACGCCATCATTAACGCCATCATTATCAATTTCAGCAACAAGAACACCAACACCAACACCAACACCAACAGTAACAATAACTCCAAGTAGAACACCAACGCCATCTCCAACTTTGATAAATGTAAGTTATCGATATATTGGCGATGACACTGGCGGTAATGCGGGTAATAAAATAAGTAGCAATTTGAGACTTGTTTTTGGCGGTACATTTACAAAAACAACTGTCAATTGGGGTGTTTCAACAGATTCAACAAGTAATGGAACAACATCTACTTTAGATAATAGCGTTCATGCATATAGAAGCATTGCAAAAGTCGGAGGAGCTTTAGCTCATTATTTATGGGATGTAAATTGTATAATAAAACATAACGGATCTATTATATTAAATGAAACTCATAGTTATGGCGGATCATCAATACCAACAACTCCAACAACTTTAGATGATGATTTTCAAAGTGGCACATTCACATCAAATTATGGAGATACAATTGAAGTAATTTGGACAGATAATGTCAGTTAATTAAAGAATAAAATAAAATGAAAGCATTTATTTTAAAATATAGAAATCCGATAATCTTTTTTATTATTCAATCTCTTCTTGTTTTTGCTTATTATTCTTATAGGCCAAAATTAGTATATGATGCGGAAGGTAAAATTATCCAAATAGATAAGAAAATAGATGGAATTTATTCAACAATTAAATTACTGGCGCAAAATGATTCCATAATCAATGTCCAACTTATGCATTATCCCGCAATTCATCCTATTCCAATTATTCCTTCAACCAGAATTTCTTCCACTTATAATGAAAGAGTAGATCCAATTAATCATGAAAGAATGTTCCACTGGGGTATTGATTATCTGGCGAATATCGGAACACCCGTTTATGCAACCGGAGATGGAATTATTAATAATGCGGGAACCGTTGATGGTTATGGAAAAAATATTAAAATAAATCATGGCAATGGATATGAAAGCTCATATTCACATTTGTCTGAAATTGATGTTGCAATAAATCAAGATGTCAAACGAGGTGATATAATTGGCAGAGTTGGAAGCACAGGAAAATCAACAGGAAATCACTTGCATTATGAAATTCTTTATTTGGAGAAAAAAATAAATCCAAATATCTTCATAAATTGACCACACGAAAAAATGAAAAATAAGTTATATAATTATAAATCGTTATTATGGAAAAAGGAATATTAACATTGGAACAAGAAAAAACACTGGCTTCTTTAGTTGATGAAACTATCAAATTGAAAGGCGTTCTTGAATTTATTGACGGATATGTATTCAAAGCTGTTATTACATTTATTGATGATACATATGTTGATAAATTAAAAGAAGAAATAAAGGTTCAATTAGCGGCAGTTGTCGACGCAATAATGAAAAATGATGTTGCTTTGGCCGAAGAATTGGCTGGAGATCTCATTAATAATTTAGTTGACATACCAGGACTTGATGAAGATACTGAAGGCTTGCTTTTCAAAGGCGTAATTGAAATTCTGGTTGCAGCCATATTGAATTGGATCAGCAATAAAAAAGGAGAAGTTGTCAAATTAAAAATTATGAGATAATATGCCAAACGTACAACCAGGTGAATCAAAAGATGACTTTCTCAAAAGATGCATTCCGATGCTTCGTAATGAAGGTAAACCAGAAGATCAGGCAATAGCTATATGCGAATCAATGTATGAAGAAAAAAAGATGAGCGCATATGAAAGAACCTGCAAAAAATTAAATATAAAACCATATGTCAGATAATTTAATAAAATTCAAAACTATAGAAGTTAATAAGGAAAATTTCCTTCAGGTTATTAATCCAGACCAGCAAGTCAATGAATATGACGGTATTCTATATTATAATACCGGAATATATGGCTCTAAATATGATAATGCGTTTCCTCAATTTTTACTGGATCTATATATAAATGCAACATCGGTACATTCGAATTTCATTAATCTCAAAGCCACATTAATTCAAGGAAATAATTTACAAGCTGAAGATGATACTCAAGCATCGCTGGTAGATCCATTTTTGATGAAATACAATAAAACCGGAGATAATCTCAAAAGCATTTATTCAAAAGCTTCATCTGATATGGCTTTATTTGACGCAGTTATTTTTCAATGTGTATTCAATCGTGAAGGCGAGGTTGCTGAAATTTATCATATTCCGACACAAAATTTCAGACTTGGAAAACTCAATAAATATGGATGGTCTGAATTCGGATATTTGAGTTCTAACTGGGGCATTATAACAAACCAAACCAGATATGTTACAATGCCGAATAAAGAATATGTAAAAATTCGAATGTGGAGCCCAGGTGACTGGAAAAAATGGCCCGTTCAATTGATGTATTGTAAACCTTATTCATATTCTCCATATGCTATTCCAAGTTACAATGCTGGAATTAACTGGATTTTAGTGTCTCATGAGATAAGCGAATTTCACAAAAATAATTTAAAGACAAATTTATTTCTTTCTGGAATTTTAACTCAATTAAAAGGTTCAATGTCTGATGAGCAACTTGATGAGAATGCCAATGAAATAGAAAAATTTTATGCCGGATCAAAAGGTAGAAAAGTTTTACTTGCTTATGTTGATGATATGAATAATAAACCAACATTTGATTCTATTACTGGTGAAGAGCAAGATCAGATATTTGATGTATTACAAAAAGAGGCTTTTCAACAAGTAGTAACCGCTCACAATGGTTATCCGATTTTAGCTGGCGTCGATCCCAGAGGTGCAAATTTAGGCGGAGATTCAAATATGATCAATATTGCGCTTCAGGCATTTACTCATTTGGTAACCGATAAAAAGAAACAAGTTATTCTTGATAGTATAAATCGCATTTGTGCGATCAATAAGATTCCACCTGTAACTGCAATCACAGAACCATTGAAAATCACAATGCCAATTCCTCAGCCAGATGATCTTACAAAAAATGAAAGGAGAGCATATCTTTATGACCTTCCGGAGATTGATGAAAGTCAAAATAATGTAACACCAACAAATACAATTCCTAGTTAAAATGGAAAGTACTTTAACAACTGTAAATGATTTAAAAAATCTGACAACAATTTCAGCGAATGCTGATCCTGAATTGCTTTATCCATTTCTATTGATTTCTCAGCAATTATATGTAGAACCTATACTTGGAGCTGGATTATATGCTGATATTTTATATAAATTTGATCATTCTCAATTAACAGGAAGCCCTGAAACCACATTATATGAAGAATATATTGTAAATGCTATTGCTTATGGTGCCCTTTATTCAGCTATGCCTTTCATTGCTTTTAAAATACAACGTACAGGAATTTCCACAATGACAACCGATGTTCTAACGCCAGCAGATTCCGAACAAATGACAATGCTTTTATCAAAAGCGGAGAATTTAAAAGCTTTTTATTGTAATAGATTGGAACATTATCTCGTTGATAATAAGACTTTATTTCCTCTTTATAAACAAAACACTGTTGAACAATCCAATGGCGGCAATATATATCTAGGATTCAAAGATTCACCAGATGATGATTTCTGGACCTCGGATAAAACGAGCAATTGTTAATAATTATTCTTTTTTTATCATTCCAATACCGTTACAAATAGAACAATCTTTCCAAAACTGACCTGGATGATATTCATTATGAGTAATTCCTTTTCTTCCTTTACAAGTGGGACAAATTTTATAGTCTTTAAATATTTTAAGAATTTCAAGTAATATTTTTTCATCATTAAGAATATCTTTCTTTTCTGCTTTTATACGACTTTTAAGTTCTTTAGTATCTTCATAAATGTCAAATATACTCACTTTTCTTTGCCATCCGTTTACTCTGATATTTTCAATAATATGGATAATATCTATACCCAGAGAACCACTCTCGTTGAGTTTAATAATTAAATTTTTTAACAATTCTATATCATTCATTATTAAATTTTTTTTCCATCTGATTTAAGACTTCAAGCAGGTCAACCAGTAATATGTCACACTCATACATTTCAAGAGTTTCATACATTGATATAGAATTATCAATTATGATTTTCATTAATCTTATTCGTTCCTGTCTTTCGGCTTTTACTGTCATTAATCCAATGGCTTCATTGAGAATTTTTTGACATAGTTTATATTTTTCCTCATCATTGCATTTGAGATATCCTTCCATTAATCCCATATGAGGAATATCCAGAATTCGAGTATTCATCTATCTTTTTATATATAACCAATTACGTCTTTACAGACTTCTTTTTTTCTTCTATCCACAAATCTATTTTTTTAATTGTCTCTTTAAGTTCATTATCGGATGTTAATAATACACTTTCGGCAAGAACATCAGTTAATCTCATTAATTCACGAAGACTAGGTTTTATTCCATGAATAACACAAAATTCTAATGCCAATTTGCTCTGGGATTGTCTGGCAATACTCACTTCTCGATCAAGATTCTTTCTTTCTGACATAATTTTCATTTTTAATTTTAATTTTATTATTTATTTTTTTTTTCATTAATTCTAATATAGAATATTCTTCGCCTGATGAATCTGTATACATCATTCGTAAATCATCAACAAAAATTATTTTTCTGCCATTTGATAGCGTAGTATCAAGTAGACATTTTTTAAATAAACTAAGTTCATAAACTCCATTATGTTTTGCTGCTTGTTTTTCAATTATCTTTAATGCTTTTTTTGTCTTCATTTCTTCCATTTTTTAAATTCATTCTTTATTGTTTTATTTATTATTTGTTAACTGAGATATAATTTCATCTTCATATACTTCAGTAAATGGAACTACGTATAATCCTTTACCTTGTAGTACGCTATATTCATTTCGTATTTTTAATCTTTCCTTTAGAAGATCTAAAACATCTTCATTAAATATATTCCAATCATCTCTAACGTATATTTTACCATTATACCAGAAAAATAATTCTCCGTTCTTCTTTAGGTAAAATTCTTCATTGAACATACCTTTATAACCTGCTATGCCATGCATAAAACAAGTGGCGATTTTTTTTGCTTTTTCCGTATCGTATGTACGGCCATTGATTCTTTTCTTCATTTCTTCCATTTTTTAAATTCATTCTTTATTAAATATTAATTTTGATACTTCATATCCTACTATTTCAGATCCAAATTTATCAGAGATGGTTTGTTTGTATAGTGCGTACCTATCAGTTCTTTTTAATAATTGGTATTCAATTCCATTCTTTCTAAAATTTTCTTTTAATTTTTTCATTTTATTCGTACCATTCTAAATTTTCAGATTTACAATTTAATTTATTATCGTCAATATGACGAATTTTAGTATATCCATTTGGATTATCAACAAATCTCCGAGCAATAATTAAATCAACTCGATATATCACGTCCTTTCCGTTTATATGATGTCTGGCAATTAAATTGCCATCTCTATCAATTTCCTGATTTAAGATTTCCTGAAATCTGCTTGGTCGTTCTTTTTTCATATGATTTTTTACAAAGATAAAGCTTATTTTTCAACTGCCAAACTTTTTCTATAATTTTTTAATTGTTTATAGGTTTTTTCGAATCTCAAAAATTGAATTAATTCCTTTTTGGTAATTTCAATATCATTTAAATATATTTTTCCTCCATCTTCTGGATATTCAAATTGGAATTTTATCCTATGCATCCCCAAATAATTTTCATTCGTCCTGCAGCATTTATGAATTACTTTCAATATATTTCTTTGAGTAAATGTAACATCTTGCATCTGACATTTTTCTTCGATAATCATAAATTTACCAGTTTTATAATTTGACCAGATATAATCTGCATCCGTTGTAACATATCCATCTTTGGAATCTAATTCTTTTTGTTGGCGTAACCAGTTACTAAACTTCGTACTGCCTGAATAATCTCTTGGTTTAGTCATTTTCTTAATTTTAATTGTTCTGCTATTATTTTTTTTCTATATTGTTTATACACGAATACCGCCCTGTCTTTTTTCATTTTTGACAGATCCACTTTCAATTTCAATTGAGCTTTACCAGTCAGAATATCTTTGAGATGTTTTTCAATATCAACAGGCTTTTCCTCGTTGAGATTCTGTATTTCTTCTTTCATAAATTTCACCTCCGTTTCCAGTTTCTCAATTCTTTCCTGCATTTCCAATTTCGTTATCATGTTTTTTTCTTAATAAAAGTTCTTGGAAATCGCACATTTTATTTATTATTTCCGCACTTTCTTTTTGGACAATTCTAAGTGCTTCCTGCGACTCTTCCAGATCAAGAGCCAGTCTTTCCAATTCTCGTTCAATTTCTCTTATTTCCATAATTTCAATAATTTTTTATACAAATATAAACTTAATTTTCATCCTCTCCAAAAAAAAAGATATGTTTAAAAACATATTCTACAAATTTTTTTCTGCTGGTTGAGTTTTTATTTTTTTTTCATAATATTTTTCCAAATAAGTCAAAGCATTTTTAACTATTTTAGGATCATCTTTCAATAATCCGATGGCAGAATTACAATTTCTACAAATCAATCCTCTTGTTTTTCCTGTCTTATGATTATGATCAACAATTAATGTTTTTCCAGTTTCCATTATTGTTATATTACATATTGGGCATCCGCTGAATTGTTCGGTTAATTTTTCCTGGTATTGTTCCAAAGTCATATTATAGTTATTTTTTAATTTCCATCGTCTTCTCTTTTCAGAATTTTTTAAACAATATTGCTTAATATATTCAGGATTTTTTAATCTCCATTGTCTTTGATATTCTTTTTGTTCTTCAGAATTTTTTAAATAGTATTGTTTATTATATTCTTTTTTATGTCCAGGATTTTTTAATCTCAATTGTTTATGGCGCTCCAGTACTTTTTCAGAATTTTCTTTATACCATTTTTTCTTTCTGGCTTTTTCTTTTTCAGAATTTTCAGCCCGATATTGTTTTTGTTGTTCATTACATTTTTTCTTGTTCTTTAAATAATATTGTTCATTATATTCTTTTCTTGTTTTCATTTTTTTATTTTTATTTGAGCTATTATTTTTTTATCAAAAGCAACTATCATATCGGTATACCATTCATCGCCTCTATGAATTGATGCTGTTTTATCTAAAAATTTTCTGCGGCCCATTTTCTTTAATTGATATTTCCATTGAGGTAATTCATCAAAAATAATATTAAGAGTCTTTTCCAGAATATTAATATCTGTATCATAAGGAGATGGTTGAGGATGCTTATATGAGATGCTGGTTGAGCTTTCTTTTGTTTTTTCCTCCGACCCAACGAGAGTGGTCGGAGAAGAAAAAACCTCTGGATGCTCATTCTGGGATGCCGAATTCCTCACCGAAACTCGTTTCGTCGTTTCGGAATTCGGGTCGGATGGTCCACTAGGGTCCTGCTTATCTGGGATGCTTATTCTAGGACACTTCTTCATAGTATTGCCACCTTCCGTGGATATATTTAAAGTAAAACCAGGTTCCGTGGATATATTTAATTCAATAGATCTTGTTTTTCTTTTTCCAATAAATTTACTATTAGTTATAATAAATCCATTTAATTTTAAAAATCGTAATCTATTGTCAATACATTTTGAACTCATACAAAGTAATTCTCCAAACTGAGCATTGGTTAAATAACATTGTCCGCAATTTTTAATAACATTCTCAACTTCGGTTAGTATAATTTTATTAATTATATCCAAACCAGTTGAATTGTACTTCGTATTAAAACAAATATATTCTCTCATAATCTTCAATAAAAAAACCTGGCGATTTGGTGGAGCAGCACCGCCTCGACAGGTCTTGTGTAACAAATTTCTTTATGTCTATCGTTACATTCTGCTCAATATAACGAATCAACTTTATATAAATATACAGAATTTATTCATTATCTCCAAATCCATAAAGATATTTTTTTAATTTTAACATTATTTAACATTTCAAAAAGAAAAACCCAGATCTAATAAATGAGATTCAGACATGGAAGATCTGGGTAAAACCAATGTGGAGCACTAGTTTTTGCAATAATAAATATAGACATTTTTTCTTTCATTTTAAACTTTTACTAAAGTTCTGCGTATTTATGTATATGAAAATTGGAGAACTGAGTTTTTTTTCGTATCTTTTTGGAATGCCACAAAAGATAGAGATATTCGATGAAGGAAAACAATGTAGCAAATGCGGAGTATTTAGGCAATTGGATGAATATTATAAAAGAAAACACAAAAACGGAAAAGAATATTATAATGCAACCTGTATTGAATGTTGCAAAAACGCCAGGGCAGAATATCATCTTGGATATAATTGGAAAAAAATTGTTGAATACCAAAATAAATGGATCATTCATAACAAACCAGGCCATTTTGCCAACCAGAAACAAAAACAGGAATTGATAGAATTCATGACAACAAAACTTAAATGGAATTATAATGAAGAAAAAAATCTGTTCTGGAAACCAGGCTTAAAAAACGCAGATGGAACATGGGTGAATATTATTGATATACCAAAACCAAGAAAGATGAAATGGACGCCGGAAATAAAAGCTCAAATAGTCAAAGAATATAAACAAGGAAATATCACACAATCAGAATTGCGTGAAAAATATGGAATCAATCCATTTACATTGAGAAATATACTTAAAGGAATTTTTAATGAAATCAAAGAGAGAAGAATATATGATAAAAAAGGAAATATTATTGGATTCAGATAAGAGAAAAGGAAAAAGAAAAAAAGAATATATCTATTCGAAAACCAGAAATGGAAAAGACTTCAACCTTAAACCATATAACAATATGAAAATACGTATTGATATTCCAAATGTGGATAGATATTATTCAATTCAAAGCACGATGACTTGTTGGATAACCATTCAACCTGATGTACAACAAAAAGAACTGGACAACTATTTATTCTTGTTGAGAAAAAGAATAAGAAATAAAATAAGAGAATGGCAACAAGAATATTTCAGACAGGAAAGCATTGTTATCATTGATACGGCAGATCTTCCAATAACAAGAAGAACTCAATGCCAATATTTGACAATCGAAATAACACATTTCATCATGGATAAAATGATATATAATAAAAATGAAATTCAGAATTTATTATGGCCATTTTTAAAAGAAATAATTGATGTACATTTATGCATAGATGATGTGTTTACGATCATTAGAAATAAAAAGATGGAAGCCCGGAAAAATATAATTGCCAGGAATAGGAATGAACGAAGAGAAAACGAAAGAATTTGACGAATTTTTTAAAGAGAATTATAAATATTTAAATGAATTTAGTAAATCAATCAATCCAAAGAACGACTATAAGAGTCTGGTTCACGACGTTTATTTACGTACTCGTACACGAATCAACGAACACGGCTATGATGGACATGACTATCTCAACTTTACCAGAGTGGCCCTGATGAATTTATTTAAGTCAAATTACCGAAGTGAAAAAAAGAAGACAATGATAAACATCGAAAACGAAGACTACTACCAAACAATAGAACAAATACTATTGCAAAAGGAAGAACAGAATGAACAGGAGAATGACAGACAGAATCTCAATGTGTACCTGACAACAATGGTCTATGATTATATCGATCACTATTATAATCAAAAAGAAGTATTCATATTCCGAACTTATTATCTGTTGAAACATAAACACCTCAATTATAAACAACTGGCGGAAGCCACAGGATATAGCATAACTTCGGTGAGCAATATCATAAAGAAAATGAAAAAAGATCTAAGACAAAACCTAAAGAGTTATATATTAAATGGACAAAGAATTAATACAACAAGTGGAACGACTGCTGAAGACAGGAATTAGCTCAAATTATTCCAACTATATCGCCATGTATGAAAAACTATATGGATCAAAATGGCGCGTATGCGCCTGTAAGAAAATTAAACTATACAACGAAATAAATAATTGGTATATTTTAAACAAAAATAAAGATGACAATTGAACAGGAAATGGAACTCTGGGATGTGAACTTCTTATTGGAAAATAATATAGTCTTCTGGCCACAAATTGATGAGGTCTATGAATTCTTTGACGATAAGAAAATCAATGCATTTCCTCGTGAAAAAGTCTGTAAAATTAAAAGATACTATGAGGATAACTATGAGAGACTCAAGATATTACATGAAAACTGGGTGAAGAAAAATCTCGAATTGTTTGAAGAAATGTATAATAAAAAATATAAAACTTATAAAAGCCATGGAAATATTTAAATTAAGTAAAGAAGAAGCAAATATCGTATTGGATTGTTATATGGATATGCAAGATAATATATTCATTGAAAAAGATATCAATAAAGCCTATTCCTGTCTTCTAAACGTGCCAGAAGAAGCATTCCAGAGATTTAAAGTCCAGGCAATAAATAGATATGCAATGTTTAATATCGATTTACTTGAAGCAATTGCATATGGCCCAGAATTCGTGGATATACCAAACAACATAGAAAAAGAAATGCAGAACATCGAAGCAATTAATAAAATTGAACAAGAATTATATATGGAAACACAAGTGGTTAATAATCAGACTGGTGAAAAGAAAAAGGTTGGTAAGACAATAACCCGGCCTAAAAGAACATCAACTATAAAGAAAAGAATTAAAAAGTAGTAAGGACAAAAAAATGAAATGACTATTGAAGAACTGGCATTAATATGTAAAGCACATGAATTAATTGAAGGTGGTAATAGACATTGTAAATTAATCAATGAAGCCTATAAACTTATTCCAGGAATGCCTAAAAGCGTAACAAGGAATAATAAGATAAATGCCATCAATAGATACTTTGAGAAAATGAGAGCAGAAACACTGGCACATTTGATGGTTAATAAAGAAATAGAAAATGAAAGAAAAGAAGGAAGAAATCCAACAGGATTTACTTTTACCAACACAAAAGAAGAAATTACCAACAGGTAGTACATCAATCCTCAGTAAATCACAACGAGATCAAATGATCGATGAACTTATTATAATGCTGTATAAATGTACAAAGCGTTCAGAAATGGAAGCAAAAATTATTGAATATGGCTATTCAAAAGGCACGATAAAAGATATTATGGCTGAAGTCCAACGAAAAGCAGCTAAAAAATTCACCGATGAGGATATCGATATTGCCAAACAACAGATAAAAGAACTCAGCGAAACTATAATGAGCGATATTGATGAGTTCTCAATGGCAAGAATTAAAGCAGCAGAACTACTGGGCAAATTGATGAAAGCTTTTAATATCGATGTTGCTATACAAAATAATGTTGTTAACAATCTAAATCTAAGTGAATTAACAATTGATCAAATTGAGAAATTATTAAATGCAAGCGACGACCATTAAGGAGCCAGAGTCTTTTTTGGACAAAATCTCGCCCGCGCAGAAATTATTTTTAAGGAAACAACTCGAAGCGGAGCTTTGTAAACGCTCTCTATATGAGTTCTTTAAATATGCGACCAAAATATTAGAGCCATCGACATCCTGGGATTACAACTGGCACTTCGAATATGTCTGCGACATCCTTCAGGCGGAATTTGAGCGGATCCAGCGTGGGGACCCGAAGGCCCGAGATATAATTCTCTCATTACCATTCCGATGTGGTAAGAGTATATTGGTGTCCACTATATTCCCCGCGTGGGTATTGATTAAGGACCCCAGTATGGCTATAATTAATGTATCTGCGACACAGGACCTAGCCACGAAATTCAGTCATAAAGCGAAGATATTAATAGACTCAATCTGGTATCAGGAACATTTTGGTGATATATTCAAACTCCGCCAGGATTCCAAGGCGAAGTCCAATTTCCTGACTGATAAAGGTGGATCGATCACCGCGTTCGGGATCGGATCCACTATAATCGGAAGCGGCGGGCGGATGATTCTCGTTGATGATCCAAATAGTCCAGGCACAACAAGTCAATCCGCAATGACCGAAGTTATCAATACTTATCTCGATATTATCTATTCCAGACTTAATAACCCAATTGTAGACCTTCGTTTGGTGATGCAACAAAGGATCAATGTAAATGATCTTACTGGGTACCTATTAAGAACTCAACCTGACAAATATCAACATATATGCATTCCCGCTATATTGTCCAGCGATCTGGAACCCGCGGAATTATCTGAAAAATATATAGATGGCTTATTTTGGAGTAATCGTTTCACACAGAAAGTCTTGGACGATTTTAGCATGACATTGCGTCCGCAGGCGTTCGCAAGTCAATTGATGATGAGGCCATCAGTTATTGAAGGAGACCTTATCAAAAGAGAGTGGTTCAAGTATATAAAACTCTCGGATGCAATGGCAATGAACATTGTTTGGAATCTTGTTATAGATACCGCATACACAAGTCAATCCGCAAATGATCCGAGCGCGTTGATGGTCTGTGGTGTAAAGAATAACCTGTTATATATCAGGCAAGTCAGGCAAAGATGGTTACAATTCTACGAACTCCTGGAAGAGATAAAAGAGTTGCAGAAGATCTATATGATAAAGAATATTTTTATAGAAAGTAAGGCATCTGGTATAAGCATCCAACAAGAACTCAAACGCCAGACTAATTTCAATGTGTTACCATTACAACCAATTGGAGATAAGACTGCAAGAGTTATATCAATACAACCACAATTACAGAGCGGCAGAGTTGTTCTTGTGCAGGACGATTGGAATGACGGATTCTTGAATGAATGCGCGAGCTTTCCTAATGGTCGCGATGATATGGTTGATGATCTTTGTTATGCGGTACAGGAATTTGTTAATAAAAGCACAGGAATAATATTTAAAGCGAGATGAGAATGCTAAAATATTACCAATATCCTTCTGCGGATTGACTTTTAAAGTATAAATTATTATGAAAGAAATATTATTTAATGAAAAGAAATACCAGGCGCCAGAATCCTGGCCCGAAGTTACATTGAGAATGGTCATCAGGACATCTCAACTGGATGCATTAATTGAGGATGCCCCGATTATCTCCATTATCGCAGGATATTGTGATATACCAACCAATGAATTGAAGTTATCAAAGGTCAATGAGATGCAGGAGATCTTAACCACATTGGAATTCATATATGAACCATATAAGCCAACTCCCGGCAATTTCTTTATTTTAAATGGAATAACTTATGCCTGTGAAGAAGATATTCTTGACCAGACATTTGAGACCTGGGTAAGTACCCAGACCATTCTTTATAATTATCGTGAGGACCCGGTGGCAGGATTACCGAGGATGATTGCCACGTTATGCAAGAAGGAAGGAGAGACATTGGATGACATAAACCTCGATAAGAGGACAGAGTTGTTCCTGGATCTTCCTATAACCATTGCAAAGGACATTGAAAGTTTTTTTTTAAACAGTTTGATCGCGTTAAGGACAATTACCCAGTTATATTCCAGCATTCCAGATCTGGAAAAGTTAGTCCTGCACAAGTTCAACGAATTAAGCAATATGATGAAAGCACAGCAGGAGCGACATGGTTTATCTTTGCTTATGAAATGTCAGATTGGTCTTTACCGAATTTACTTGGAACATATAAGAAAACTCTTGGTGAAGTCCTTCAATTCGCAACTTTCAAAAGGCTCAAAGAAGACTTGGATGCGGATCTTGAAAGGATTGCTTATGAGGATGCAAAGAAAAAATAAATAATGATGAGTAGTACGCATGATGTAATTTGTAGAAAATGTGGCAAGAATATTGCATGGTGGTCACAATGGGATAATATTCAATATCGGGATGAATATGAATGTCAAGGAAAAGTTTGGCAAAAGTATGAACATTGGCATTTTGGAAAAACACAAAGTAATGCCGAACCAACGCCAGAATATGTTATTGAATGTTATGGAAAGCCATTAAAAGTCAAGCGTCATTCAAAAGAATTATGGCATTGTTCTATTGTAAATAATACTCAATATTGTGAAGAATGTGCAAAAGAATTAAAATATAGATGTCCTAAATGCGGAGGAGAAATTAAACTCACACGAAAAAGCAGATGAATATATTTTTCAATGTGCGATTTAAGCATTTCTTATATCTTCCAGCATTTGCCAGAAGTTCGGATATTTTGTTTCGATATTATTCATATTAAAATAATACATAATTCCCACAAAATTCGGATCTGTATCATCAGTAATGCAATCATCGGTAAAGCTTCTCAATGTATTATCAATGAGTCTTGCGTGGGATAATGATAAAGCATACATTGTCACATCTCCATCAATTGTTACAGTATGTCCTGTGGTGAGATTCATCAATATCCATTCTTGTGTCATTACAATTTTCGTCATATTATAATTTTTATATAGATATAACTATATTTGTATAATTTTAAATATTGGTGTAAAGATATGCATTAATTTTGACACAGCCACATATTTTCACATATGTTCTGCTTTTAATCTTAATTTAAGTTCAGAAATTCTTAATTTAGCTCTATTAATTTCATTTTCTCTTGTTTCAGAAGTTATAAAAGTATCATTTTCAATAGTTTTAATACGATCTTCAAAATATAATATCCTTTTCTTAATTAATGTTTCAAATTCTGTTTTACTCTCCTGCAAATCTGGTTCTGCTTCAATAGAGGCAAGTATAGCATCAGCAATCTTAGGAAAATAATCATTCCAATTATATTGGCCTATTTCCATTTGCTTTGGATTATAGAATTCTTCAAGTATCTTCATGATCTGTTCTCTCTTTGTCATGGCTTGGAGTTTAATATTAAATTTATCAAAAGCATTAAAAGACTACTGATTATAAATCCAAGAATAAAACCAAACCAGATTAATCTATTACTCTTTTTAATAACCCATCTGAGGAGATCATCTTCTGACCCAACTAAAAAATCTTTAATTATTTTCATATTATTTAAGGTTTCTTGGATTTTTTATTCTGTTTATCTTCCATTTGTTTCATTGATTTTCGGATTCCTCATTTTAAATATGGGACAAAGATATGTATTAATTTTAATCCAGCCAAATATTTTCACATATATTTTCAAAAAAAGTGCTGGTAGTTTAATTTTCGTTATATCCATATACTATAAAATATGACAATTCAAAATCTGGTTGATGTTTGTAAGGACATAACCTTACATAAATTACAATTTAAATCCTTTTATATTGGTAATACCTGGGATATGTCAGCTGGTAAAGCTGATATCTATCCATGTTTATGGCTTGAAATGCCAGTTTTAGTAGATTATCAGACAATTAATAAGATCAATAAGCAATTTACATTTTCTCTTGATCTTATAATATTACCAAAATTGGATGATACCACGGATGAAATTAATATGATTTCCCACATGGAAGAATATGCGGATGAATTTCTTTATTATTTAAAACAGAATCCGGATTTTATCTTAATGGATTTTCCGACTGGATTAACGATCAAGTCGATTAATGCCGATAATGCCTGTGGGATCAGACTTGATATTAAAGTAAAAACTGGTAGAGTATGTCCGCCATTAGATTTAATAACATAAAAAATATGCCTGGAGTAATTAAAATAAATGTTACTGATGAATTAATCAAGGAAATTACCGCTGGTGTTAAAATAATAATGGAAGCCTATAAACTTGGCGGTAGTGATTTGATCAATAGTGTTGAATGGCAATATAAGCAGAATATATTTGTTTTGATTGCCAATGATTATTTCCAATGGATTAATTTAGGACGCAGGCCAAAAGCCCGAAAAGTTCCGGTTGAAGCATTAATTAAGTGGATAAAGAAGAAAGGAATAATACCAAGGCCAGGTCAAAGTGTGAATTCTCTGGCATTTGCAATGCAAAATTCAATATATAAAGTAGGAATAAAAGCTCGTAAATTCATTGATCCGATAATCGGGCAAACATTAGATATATTAAGTGAAGAACTGGCGGTAAGTTTAAGTATTCAAATAGCTGATGCAATCGCCGAGGATATGACATTCACATTAGGAAAAATTTAAAAAAAAATTATTATGGCACAAGATTATATTATTTGTTCGGGAGAAACACCAGTCACATACAGTTGCGATATAGCACTGGAGCCTGGATGGAGTTGCGGATTTGTTTGTATTATAATAACTAATTTAAATACAACTTATCATTATGTACCTTACATTTTGACCGTAGATGCTCCAGTACATAGTCCTCTTACTGTTACTTATCGATTAACATATACGGTAAATGTGTATATGGATTATGAATTAGTAGTTTCTAGTGTACGACATGAAAATCGTACACATTATTTTACTTATGGTCAAGATACTTACACAATAGAATATCCAAGTGTTGAAGCTTTTCCTTGTTATAAGAAAGTTGATCATGGCGGTGGAGACTATAACGAATCGACACTTGATCTAGTTGAAGTCATGCCGCAGGTTCCAATTCCAAATTGTGTTCCACCTCCTCCAGAATGTTCTTTATCAATCGATGCTACATCATCAACTGATCCAAGTCAGCGTGGAGCTTCTGATGGTACCATATCAGCTAATATCAATACCGATGGTGCTCCTGATTGGTATATCAATTCTGTAATCGATAGTGGTAATTTATCAGGTCATACATTTACAGGACTTACTACTGGCACATATTATATCAAAGCGGTAAGTGGAAGTTGCTGGGATGAGGAAATCGTTATTGTTTATGAAGGTGAATTCAGATCTGGTGACTTCATTGCCATCAGTCCGACATTAAGCGGTAATACGGTAGCGGTTGAGAATCCTATTTTATTAACTCTTTCCACGGCTTTGAATAGTACATCTCCCGATTATTCTATCAATACATTCACGGTAACTGGAACGATTGCCAATGTTGTTGTTAATTTTGCATTAACTTTTCCTTATTCTTATGAAGCAGAATTCCGTTCCAAAGGATATCCTGACAGAAGTAACTATTTTTTAGAGTCTATTCTCAAAGATCAGGTTGGAACCACAGTTGGAAATAATAATGCTGAAGAAATAGCAACAAGTCTTGGAGAATCATTTCAAAAAGATCCTATACTTTCAAGAATTTATTATATTTCAACATCTGGATCTGTTGTAACAATGATAGCAAAAGAATTCGGGGCTGTTTATAATTTAAGTGCTACAAATGTAATGATAACTGGATCAAATCTGATTCTTGCTAATGTGACGCCAGGAATGGCCGAATATGATGGTCAATTAACCGCAGATTATTCACTTTATGCTGAATTATTTGTAAATCAAGTAGCTGAATATGGTGAAGCTGTTCTTGCAAGTGATTATAAACGAGTGATTGAATTGGAATTACCATTTTCGCAGGACAATATCCATAAATTTGATGTGGCTCCGACGCTTAAGGATTTCGTTTTATCATCAAAAATAGGTTTCACGATTACAGGTGTAACATATCTTAGTGATATGATAGCTAGTTATTATATGCGTTATGGTGAAAAATATCCATTAGTAACCAATTCAAACACCAAAAAGAAACGATATAAAGGTGAAACTGAGAAAGGATATTGTATAAATTCAGCTTTGAATTTTGAAGATGCTAATTCAATGAACGCATATTTTGCTACTTCTGGATGTTTGTTTCTTAATACGGCTCCAGATACCAAATATTCGCAAAGAGATGCCAAGGAATTCTATAGTTTTGTTATTCCAAAAGATTATACTTATCCTCTGGCGGTTTATGGAAACATTTATAATTATGATGGTTCTTCTACTCTTAATGTCAAATTCTTTGATATAACGACTGCTGGGTCGCCTTACAATTTTGGTGGTGTTGCAGTACTTAGCCTTGGTTATAATGATCTGGGCCTATCCGCATATGAAGCCTCGAGCAAAATTCGTAAAGTTGAATTCCAAGTCAAGCAAAATGATGGAGGATGGATCAGTTTTACCGAGACAAAGTCTTATTTATTGGAAATAGACGAGCAACCTTCAAATTACAATGTTGCATTTTTAAATAAATTAGGAGCATATGAAACATATTCATTTACTGGAGAACTTCAGGAAGTTCAGGAGATTACTAGAGATCTATATCAGCGTCCGTATTCAATTAATTCCAGCGGAGCTGCTACAGTTGGATTTCAATATAATTCAACTCTTAATACAGAATTCACAAAGACTTTTATAGTTAATACTGGAATAATCAGCGCAGATGTTTATTATTATCTTATGGGATTACTTCAAAGTAATAAGATCTATCATTACGATGATGTCCATGAAACATATTTGAATGTTGTGTCTCAAACAGCGATGAAAAGCACGAATGCAAATGAATATTTCGTACAGGTTACTTTCAAGGAAACAATTCAAGAAAATGCCGTGTCAATGTAATATGTTGCCAAGTTCTTTCTTATCTAGTTTTTTAGTTATATAATAATACAAAGATAGAACTGTCCGAAGAGTAACTAACGAAAAGGTAAGGTATCTATATGAAGCTTTGGAAGATATAGTATAATTTTTTTAATTACCAAAAATAATGAGTAATATTTCGAATTTACAAATTAAAACTGAGTTGGGTGATCTAATTTATCGCCAAGTTTCGGATTTAAACCTCTCCTTTTCTCGGATTGTTGATGACTTTACGGATATTTCCAACAAATATGGAGATTTTTCTTATGAATTTAATTTACCAATTATCAAAGAAAACTCCAAAATATTTGGGGCCCCAGAAACTATCGGCAGCAAGAATTTTTTCATAAAAAATAGAAATATTCGATGTCAAGTTTATAATAATAATCAATTGATATTAGATGGATTAATAAATCTGGAAGGATTAACAAAAGATACATATAAATGTAAATTCTTTTCAAAATTCAAGGAGCTTGTTGATACTTTAAATTCTAAAACCACTACTGGTGAAAATAAAACATTGAGAGATCTCAATTTTCCTATCATTCATAACTGGAAATATGAAACATCAATCATTGGTCATATTTTAGCCGACTATAAAAATAGCGACGAAACATTCTATCAATACCCATTGTCCTTTTATTCAACCTTTTATACTCAATATAGCATTTATAGTGGCTTGACTGATTATCAAGGACATACATTTGACGCAGATAGGCCCAGAGAAAATTATTATTATTTACTCAATACAGCTGGCGGGCAGAATAATCATATCTATTTTCATCAACTTCCTCCTGCTGTTTATATTGTTTCAATAATGGAACAGATTCTAGAGGATGCAGGATGGTCTCTTGGAGGACAATTCTTCCTTGATCCTAATATTAAAAAGATAATATTATTATATTCTGGTGAAGATGACATTTATGACCAAGCTATTACAGGCAATACAGTATTTCAAGGATCTTCTCCAGTTAATTTGAATATATCTAAATTTCTTCCTGATATGGGTCAGGCTGATTTTATCAAAGGTATAATGAATTATTTTAATTTATATTTCAGGATCGATACTAATAATAAGATAATTGAATTCGAAACTTATGACACATATTTCAGGAATACCGATGATATTGATCCATATGACATAACATCAAGAATTGATGAGAGCTCATCAAATAATAGTACGACATATTTTCTTAATAATGATCCATCAATTGTTTTTGATAAAGCTGAGAATAGGAATATTTTTGGTGATAATAGAGTGATAACAGGAGCAACAGATAATGCTGTTACAACGCCATGGGTGGGCGTATCCAATACCAGATTCAATCAGACATTCAACAGGATCGGATATACTGAACAAACTAATGTGAATTTGAATAATTATGTTGCTACGGTTACAAAAATCGATATACCATTTTCTGAGCCAACCATTAAAAGACATTTTATATGGAATGATTTTGATATTAATGAAGTTGATCAATCCGCTGGCTGTCATATATTGTATTTGCCATTATTATCCAAACAAACACCAGCGGATAACAACTCTATGAAATTTAATAGGAATAATGCCGACAACTATCTATTTAATAATGAATCATCAATAAAATTTCAAGGAAGTGGCTCATTGATGTATTATTATGGAGTATCAACATCGGATTTTGAGAATAAAGCTGGTCTCGGAGCTATTCCAAATTATCTTTATATTAATATCTTTGATTTTACAGGATCAACGATTTATAATCTTCCAATTCCTATTGTCAGTCCTTTCCAACTTTCGAATTACAGAACAGATGTTGAAGCCTGGTTAAATGGTATTAATACAACTAATCTGGAGGATCGTAGGACATCTGTTGCTTCTTACCTACAATCTATATGGCAGATGTTAGGTAGTTCAACTGGCGTTACGTCAGGTATGACTACGGATTATTCTCTGGTATTTGATGACGGCGGATATTTCCATGAAACTCTTTGGACAAAATTCCATAAATACAAATGGGATAGATATAAGAATTCGGAATTATTCACTGGAGACATAATAATGAATTCCTATGATTGGGATCAGATGCAGATAAATCGTCCACTCAGATATAAAGGAGAGTTATATTCATTGGTGAGTATTAATGGATTCAATCCGATAACTCAACGAGGACAAATAAGCATGATAAAAAAATATTAAGATGGCATCACGTACAGCTCAGGTAATTATACAAGTCGACGATAAATCATTAGTTGAACTCAATGCGGAGATCAAAACGCTTGAGAATTCTGTCAAAAATTTAAAAATTGGAACGCAAGAATGGATTACTCAGAATAATAAACTTGGCGTTCTTAAAACAAGATTCAGAGATGCAACTGATGAAGCTAAAAGATTGCAAGGAACAATTCAGAAAGTAACCGGAAGTGATCAATTGAGATCTATTGCCAAATTAGGAGCGGGAATGGTTGGAGCTTTTCAAACAGCCAGTAGTGCTCTTGCTTTGGTCGGAGTAAATTCAAAATCATTTGAACAGGTAACTCAAAAAGCCGTATTGCTTATGGCTACAATGAGTGGATTAAATCAATTAGCCGAGACATTCAGTTCAACGAATTTAAAAGGTTTAAAAAGTATTGCTGCAGGATTCACTGGATTGGTAACAACTATAAAAGGATTTTCAACAGCCACAAAAGCCGCTTTGGTATCAACAGGAATTGGAGTGCTAGTTGCTGGTCTTGGAATGGTAATTGCTAACTGGAATAAAATATCATCATTTTTTGCTGGAAAACAAGAAAAAACTGGATTACAAGAAGCAACAAAAGTAAGAGAAGAGATTATTAAATCGCTTGAAGATGAAAATAAAGCTTTTGAAGAACAAGAAAGAATTGTTAAGGAAATAAATGAATATGGAGCTAAAGGTAGAGGCGGTTTATTAGAGGATGCGAGCACAGCAGATGCCATTGAAAAAGCAAATTTTGCACTAAGGCAACGTGGCAAATTGTTGATGGAGCAAAGAAGATTACAGGATCTTGACAAGAAAACGAATGTAAATGAACTCTTAAAAAAGGCTGATGAAGCTAAAGCAAATCTTGATGTAGCAAAACAAAGACTTGCAGAAATTGAATCTAGCGCCAATAAAAGTGATTTAAAAACAGTTCAAGCTGTCGTTGAATTAAGAAAAAAACAATTTAATGAAGCCATTTTGAATTATAATAAACAGGTAGAAATTAATAATGTACTGTTTATTCAACATCAAAACATCGAAAAGCAATTAAAATTGAATGAAATGGCTAACGATAAACGAGATCAATATATTAGTGATAATAAGGAAATTATCAAGCAACAAGAAGAGAATTCAAAACAACTTCAAAGAGATTTGACGATATTAAATTCTGAAGTGGATACTGTAAATCAAATTTATCAAGCAAGAAAGAAACTCCTGGAAATTGAACAAAAACAACTTGAAGATCTTCCTATAAGGAAAACAGCTGAAGATGATAGAATTTTTGCTATTATCACAGAATTAAAAGCTCTCAAAAATCAGAATGATTTATATAATAATACAGTTAAAAAAGCTAATGAAAAATATAAACAAGATTTATTGGATTTAGAAATACAGAAAAAAATTAATATTGAACTTGCCGATGCAGAATTAAAATATGTTCAAATTAATGAAGATAATAAAAAACGAGGCGATGAACTTCAACATATATCAGATATTCTTAATAATGAAATAACATCAATTGAAGACCAACAGAAAAAATTTGAAGAATTACTGGCTTTTGATAGAAAAATTAATGATACCAGAAAGATTACTACTGAAGATATTGTACAAAATTTAAAATCTGAACTTGGATTTTATATTGCCATTCAAGATGCAACAAGAGAAAAACTTGAGAATGAAAAACTGATTCTTGAAAATCAACATAAAATAAATGATGCTAAAATTCAGGAAAAAGAAGATGCAATTGCAATTCTTGGTGAACAATATAAAATAAATGAAGCGGAAATTGAGAGAGCCAAGAAACAATTATCTGGAGTTGGAAAAGATCCATATCTTTCAAGAGCTGAAAAACAACAGAAGATATTAGAATTACAAGGCGAGATAAATAAACTTGAACTTGAAAATAAAGGAATTATAACGTCAATTGCTGTTGCTAATAATGAAATATCAGATGCCACAAATGAAAATTTAAAAGCATCAACGCAAATTGCTGCTGTTGATATTGATATTAATAAGACAATATCAGATACAACTGAAAAAACAATTCAGACAACAGAAGAGATCGAAAAGCAAGTTAAATTATATAAAAAATTACAAAACTTTCTTGGAAATTATGCTGAAGAAATAGATGCGATTTTAAGAGGCTTATTACAATCAATGGAATTAATTGCAACAACATTTGAAGCTAATGCTACCAGGCATCAAGATGAAATTGACAGATTAAATGTTCAATATGACGAAATGAATACCAAAGAGCAGGATCGTCAGGATAGGATTCTTGCTTATGAAGAAGAACTCAAAGATGCCAATGGAGATCGTTATGATGAATTATTGAGATTGATTGATCAGGAAAAAGCTGCCAAGGATGTGAATTTTGTAAGCGAAATTGATCAGAAAAACAAACTTGCAACACTTGAGCATAAAAAATTACTTGATGAAAATAAAGCTGCAAAATGGAGGAAAGCTCAATCAATAGTTGAAGCTATTATCTTAGGTTCAATAGCTTTTATTAAAGCATTACCAAGACTCGTTCTTGCGATTGCCACAGGAATACTGGTGGCGGCACAAGTTGCCACAATTGCTGCTCAGAAAATTCCAGATGTTCCTCCACAGGAAAAATTTAAGAAAGGTGGATTTACAGGAATTGGTGATGAGGATGAAGTAGCTGGAATAACGCATAAAGGAGAATATATCGTTCCAGCCAAAATTCTTAAATCCCCATCATCTCAGCATCATATTGCCGCTCTCGAAAAACAAAGAATAAGAGGATATGCTGAAGGCGGATTGGTATTGCCATCAAATATTTCTTCACCATCTGGTTTTGAATATGATAAACTTGTTTCTGCTTTGAGTGAAGCTATTTCCAAATTGCCAAATCCGCAAGTTGGGCTTATTAATATATCAGCCGGATTAAGAGATGTGGAATTGACGAAGCAATCAGCTGGAATTTCAAGATAAAAATAAAATAATAAAATAGTTATATTAACATATCAATATATGAAAAAGAGATTACCAATTTATGAATTTATCATAAGTGAAAATGATGATGGAAGCGGAATTTCTGCTATCTCAATAGTAAATTCACCAGCATTTCAATCAAAAGTAAAATTAATGTTTTCAAAAGAAAAATTTCAATTTATTACTCTTGCCGATAAAAAAGGTAGGAAAAGAAAAATTGCTGGTTTGGCTTTAATACCAAATGAATTAGTTTTTCGTATTGATGATTTAACTGGTGAAAACTACTATGGCTTTTTCAGCGCTGAAACAATTGAGAAAATTGTTGAAAAATTCCATTCTGAATTAAATAACAATAAAGTTAATCTTGACCATAATGATAATGAATTTATTAACGCAGTTCTTATTGAAGATTTCATTGTAAATTCAGAAGAAAGAATTGCTGATTTAAAAGCGATTGGAATTGAACATAAGAATATAATGGGCTCATGGTTCACGAAATATCTTATCAAAGATGATAAAGCTCTTAAAGAAATTGAAATGAGTATGGACGAAGGAAATCCAGTTGGCCTAAGCGTTGAATGTTACCTTGATCGCATAATGGTTCAAATGACCAAAAATAATTATAATTTTAAAATGAAAAAAGATAAAAAAAATCTATTGGATAAAATTGTTGCTCTCTTCAAAAGTGAAAGCTTCGAAAGAGCATTAGTCCCAGAACTGGGATTTGAAATTGAATGGAATGATGTTGGTTCTCCAGTCAACAAAGTTGAAGTTGACCCGAATGGAAACGAAACATTATCTCCTGTTGGCCCTGGCGAGTTCATAACTGAATCGGGCGTTGTTATAGCTGATGACTCATCAAACTTATTGGAAGTTCGTGAATTGCCAGCTCAACCAGAAGAAACTATCGCAGCAGAACAACCAGTATCTGGAAATACTGAGAATCCTGATGAAAAGTTAAAATTGCCTGTTGATGAAGAACTCAAAGATTATCCATGGGATCAATGCATATCCGATCAGTTAGCAGCAGGATATTCTCAAGAATCGGCAGATAAAGTCTGCGGATATATTAAAAGTAAAAATATGTCTAAAGAAAGTTTAACCGATGAAATTCTCAGAGAAATTCTTGGTGATGAAAATTGTCTAACCTGCAAGGATAAGAAAAAAATGGCCGAAGATAAATTACAGGATCCAATTGAGCCACCAGTTGAACTTCCTCCTGCCGAACCGCCTGTTGATGTTAAATCAAAGACTATTGGTGAAGTTGTTGGAACCAATGATGGTGAATATTGGGTTAAAGTAGTTGTCGAAGGCGGCATTGTAACTGAGGCTGAAGTCAGTAGTGAAACTGATTTACTCAAGACCCAGTTAGAAGAAGTTAAAAAAGAGAATGATGAGCTTAATAAGAAGTTGAAAGAACCGATTGGCGAACCAATTCTCGAACCTGTTCCTGAAAAGAAAGAATGGAGCAAGATGAATGCTTATGAAAAAGCTCTCTATAGGGCAAAACAGGAAAAATAAAAATAAATTCGTTATATAATTAACGAATAAAATAAAAAAAAATAATAAAAATATGAAAAAATTAGATTTCGCTACGACATTAGTCGAATCTCAAAGCTATATCGGCGAACAGGCTCTTGAATATATTCTTGCTTGTTTTTTAAAGAACAGAACAGCTGATTCAGGAGTTCGTGTTGTTACAGATATTGTTAAATCGGCTTTTGTGGCTAAATTATCTGGTAGCAATTTGGTTGAATGCGGTGACAATTGTACATTCTCTCCAACCGGAACTCTCAATGCAACTGAAGTTGAATTGACTCCTTGCACAATGTATATCAATATAGAACTCTGTTATAGAGATTTGGTTGGTATATGGAATGGCTTAAATGGAGGTAACCTTAATACTCAGGATCTAGGTTCTGATTTTAACAGAGCTCTTCAGGAAGTACTTGTTTCAACAATGGCCGAATTTTTCGAAGATGTTCTTTGGAACGGTACCACTGGAACAACCTTAACTGGTTGCAGTTGCACACTTGATGGAATTGATGCTCAGATTACAACTCACAGATTGACAGGTTCAACATTTACAAAAGCCAACATTGTTGGATTCGTAGATGCTGCAATGGCTGCTCTTCCCGTTTGTATTCTTGAAGATACAAGTAAACTAAAAATTTACATGAATCCTAAAACTTATTTATTCTACCGTCAGGCAATGATGGCTCTTGGTTTTAATACACCTTGCGACATTTCTTGCGCACAAACTTATGACGGAATTCCAATTTACACAGTTGGAAAGATTAAAGATGATAAACTTTATGTTATCCAACCAGAAAATATCGTTATTGGTGTTGGAGCTATGGACAATTTCTCACAACTTTCAATTAAAGATATGAGAACCGTAACTCTTGACAATAGCGTTCGCATGGCCGTACAAGGAAAAGTAGATGTTAAATTAATATACGAAGCTGAAGCTGTTGTATTAGGTTAATTAACTGATAATAATAAAAAAAATTAATATACATATACTATGTCATGCGAATTATTAAATGGAATTGTAGGCGTTTGTGAATATTCTTCTAGTGGATGTGAAGCCCTATGGCTAGCTAATAAATCAGACATAACAGGTTCAACTGTTTATGATGCTTGTGGTCAAGTCACTGGAATAACATGGGCTGGTGGAAGTCCAACCGTTTATGAGATTGAAGGATCATTGGACAGTATTACGTTTAGTGACGATTTGGTCGTTAATGGCTCAAGGAGAAACTGGTTACAGACTATAAACTTCGGATTGGGTTCAATTGATTGCACCATTCTTAAAACACTCGAAGATATTGGTCTATCTAATCTTGTTGCTTTTGTTAAAACAGCTGATGGTTCTTATCGAGTTTTCGGATTGAAAGGTTCGGGACTTCGTGCAACTGTTATGACATCGGCTTCAGGAACTGCAGCTGGAAATGACGGTAATGTTACCGTTACAATAGCTGGAAGTTCTCTTGGAAAAGCCTCTTTTGTCGAAAGCTCTCTTGCAGAAACATTCTTAGTTATCTAGGTTGTTTTTCTTTTGTTGATTTAAATTGTTAAAAGCGCAGAGATTGGCTCTGCGCTTTTTGTTTTTTCGTTATATATAATATTATTGATTTATGTCAATTGGAACTTGTCGTTATATAAATTCTGATATTCAAAAATTTTATCTAGCTATTTGGAACTCAACAATTGTTCCAGTTTATTCCGCAAATAATATTATAATAAGATATGAATGGATTACCACTTGGTATGAAATTAAACTCAATACAGCCACTATAACATATCTTCAGGAATTAAGCACACAGAATCCAAATGGATTATATTATGATGAAAAGATATCCATATCAATTCCTAAAGCTGAAAATTCCAAATGGAAGGAACTGGTAAATTTACTTACCGACAAATATATTGTGATCTTTCAAGATAGTAACAATACCTGGTTTACATTCGGATATAGATATGGAGCTCAAGTTAAAAGTTATGTTCTGGCAGAAAATCAATATATTATTTCGCTTGATAGTCCTCATGCTAATAATTTACCAACATTAATTGATGAAAGTTATATTTTGAGTGATATAATTAATAATCCAACTCCAACTGTAAGTCCGACCATATCTTTAAGTTCAACTATAACTCCGACTAGTACGCCTACCAGAACTCCAACCAGAACAGTTAGTAAAACGCCAACGCTAACTAGAACACCAATGATAACATCAACAGTAACACCATCATTATCAATATCAACAACGCCATCAACAACGCCATCAGAAACACCGTCAGAAACACCAATAGAAACGCCAACAGAAACACCAACGGTAACACCATCATTGTCAATATCAGCAACGCCATCGGTAACACCATCAGAAACACCATCAGAAACACCAACATTAACGCCATCAATATCGATGACACCATCAACAACACCATCAATAACGATAAGCACATCTTGCGCAAGACCAGGAGGATTAACGCAATATATTTTATATTATGCATATAGTGGAATTACTGGAAGTACATCATTTATTGATTCAGTTGCTGAAGCTTGTGAAGCTGTAGAATATTGGGGTTTAACAACATTTTATGGATTTGTGGGAGATAGTGTGAGTTTAACTATTGGACAAGCTATGTATTATTTAGGCGGTACAAGTTGTGATCTTACCGCAACAGGATATTATATTGTTAATATTGATGCCAATCCAACTGTTATATATATTCTTAATGGATATATTGATAGTTTTCCATCCTGTCCTAATATTACGCCAACGCCAACGCCAACAATAACACCGACGATAACACCATCATTATCAATATCAATGACACCAACAGAAACGCCAACATTAACACCATCATTATCAATATCAATGACACCGACTCCAACAACAGTAGCGTTTGGTTATAATGTTAAGATATATAATTGCAGTGGTTCAACTTGTATTAGCGTTGCTGGATTTGATCTATTTGAAGTTAATCAAGTATTAACAGTTGGAAAATATTATCATATTGAGCCTGGTGGAACGCCTTATTCAATTGAAGTACAAAGTACTGGCTCATTAGGAGGAACAGTTGAAACAATATTAGCAGGTCCATTTGATACCTGCGGGGAAGGATGTCAAGTATAAAATAAAAAAATTATGGCAACGGATTTATTAAATAATTGTCACTTTGATCTAACCAAAATTAAGAAACTCTATATTGGTTCTAGATTATTTGTTACTGGCGCTCCAATTACGTATCCGATTGTCTATTCTACTTTACCTGGTTCGGATGATTCCGTAATATCTTATTTAACTGCGAATATGACTACCATTACAATTGGTGGACAAATTATCGCTATGGATGAGGTATGGAATACTGGTGAGAATATTACATTCACTGAAGAACTGGTTATTGATAATAAAAGCAAAAATTATGTCAAAACTCTGACATTTGATGTTTCTGGAATTGATCTGACTTTAGTTGACAAAACTGAACAATCGGCTTTATCAATTTATAATAATTTAGCTCCAACAAGTTGCTTGGTAATATTAATTGATGAAAATGATAATGAATTAATAATTGGTTATGACAATCCATTAATTCTTGATACTGTTACTAATTCAATTGATATTGATAATAATGTTATGACATTAACATATATTTCAACCAGTAAATCCAGAGCCAGAAATACGAGTTATACTTATAGTATTGATCCTACGCCATCTAATACTAGCACGCCAAGTCGTACTCCGACGCGCACACCATCATTATCAATAAGCGCAACTTTAACACCATCATTATCAATATCATCAACATTATCAATAACTCCAACAATTACGCCAACGATAACGCCATCGCTTTCAATAAGTTCAACACCACCTATAACTCCAACTGTTACGCCATCGTTATCGATATCAAGAACACCGACTCCAACTCCAAGTTTTGTTCCTGCAAGCATAACGCCAACTCTAACTATTACTCCAACAATAACACCGAGTACCACACCTCTAGTTGGAACACCGTTCATAACCGAATGGACTGTTTCTGGAGATACAACAGATAGAACAATAACATTACCTTTATATAGTGGTACGACTGGATTAACATTTAATGCATATGTTGATTGGGGAGATGGTTCTGGATTATCAAATATATTATCATTTAATGATTCAAATCGAATTCATACTTATTCATCAAATGGTTCTTATCAAGTAAAAATTTATGGAGAGGCTCCAGGTTGGTTTATGCCTTTTATGGCAGTTGAAAACTATAAACTCACTAGTATCATAAATTGGGGCGATGCATCAGGATTTGGAGGATTTGAATATTTAGAATCTGGATTCGCTGATACAAACATTAAATCAACTGGATCTGGTAAAATTCTAGCTAAACCAGGACTTGTAAGTTTAAATTCTATTTTCAATGCCTGTTATCTTCTTACTGGATGCACAAGCGGATTATTTGATAATTGTATAGAAGTAGAAGATTTTTCATTTGCATTTGTTTCTTGTCTTACTTTTAATTCTATTCCTGCAGATTTATTTAAATTTAATATAAATGCTAAATCTTTTATCGCCACATTTGCTACTTGTTTATCACTTGATACTATTCCTGTTGATATTTTTAAACACAATATATTAGCTACTGATATGAATGCTGTTTTTCAACAAACTAACATATCATCTATTCCATCAGGTATTTTTGATTATAATCCTCTTGTTACTAAATTTACACAAGCATTTGGTGGTTGTACACAATTATCATCAGTGCCATCTGGAATTTTTGCACAAAATCTTTTAGTTACGAATTTTAGGCGCGTTTTTGAATTTTGTAATAATCTGCAACTTAATAATCAAATATTTTATCTTTCAAGTGGAGATACTGCGACAAGATTCTTTAACCAGTCTGTTGATTTTACATATGCATTTCAAAGAACATCATTTACTGGAATTCAAGGAATTGCGCCTGATTTATGGAATTGTGATTTTGGAACTGGAACAACAATAAGTACAAATGCTTTTGCTGGTGCTGGAAATAATTTAACATCAATTTCCAATTATTGTGATATTCCTGCTGCTTGGGGAGCAATTGCTTGTTCTCCATCACCAACGCCAACAGTAACTATTACTTCATCGAGGACCCCAACAATAACGCCATCATTATCAATATCGGCGACACCATCATTAACACCAACCAGAACATCGTCATTATCTATTTCTGCTACGCCATCAATGACGCTTTCAATAACGCCAACTATAACATCATCATTGTCTATTTCTGCTACGCCATCCTTATCAATATCATCGTCTATGACGCCATCGATGACGCCATCATTATCAATATCAAAGACGCCATCAATAACATCAACTATTACGCCATCTTTATCAATATCATCATCTATGACGCCATCAATGACGCCATCATTATCTATATCTAAAACACCGTCAATAACTCCATCATTAACTCCAACTCCATCTACAAGTCCAGCTCCAAGAGGATTTATAACAGAATGGAAAGTTAGTGGAGACGCCGCAGCAAGAACAATTGCATTACCATTTACTGATAATGGAGTTTATAATGCAATAGTTAATTGGGGTGATGGTTCAATATCTGGAATCACATCTTATAATGACTCAAGAAGAACACATACATACGCTTCAAATGGTACATATCAAGTAAGTATTTCTGGTGAAACTCCAGGTTGGAGTTTCCGTTATGGCTCAAGTTCTGATGCTTCGAAAGTAAATAATATTGTATATTGGGGAGACGCCTCAATGTTTGGTGGATTCTCATATTTAGAATATGCATTTGAAGCTTGTATAACTATGAAATCATTAGGTACTGGAAAAATACTTGCTAAATCTGATTTAACAAGTTTAAAAGGTGCGTTAAGAAATCTATCAGTTTTAACTGGAATAACATCAAATTTATTTGACAATTGTATTAATGTTACAGATGCGTCATTACTATTTGAATTTAATTTCGAGACAAGTTCGGCATCGACAGTTACAATACCAAATAATTTATTTGATTATATGACTGGCGTAACAACATTTAACGAAGCATTTGATTATAACCATAATAGAATTAAAACTATACCAACTGGTTTATTTAAATATAATACTTTATGTATTGGTTTTAATAAAACATTTAGTGAACCAATTGTTACTTCAGGATTACAAATTAATCCTTGGACATTTTATACATCAAGTGGAGAAACATCAACTAGATTCTTAAATCAGGATGTTAATTTTACTAATTGTTTCCGTAGAATATCATTTAGTGGAGCTCAAGGAAAAGCACCAGATTTATGGAATTGTAATTTTGGTAGTGGCACACCTACAAAAACAGGTTGTTTTAGTGGTGCTGGAAATGATTTAACATCAATTTCGAATTATTGTGACATTCCTGCTGCTTGGGGAGCAATTGCTTGTTCTCCATCACCAACGCCAACAGTGACTATTACTCCATCGAGGACACCAACGGTAACGCCAACAGTTTCACCAACGACAGGATTATCACCGACGCCAACTAAAACACTTTCGAAGACACCAACGGTGACGCCATCATTATCTATATCATCATCTATGACGCCAACAGTAACACCAACCATAACAGCAACTCCAAGTACCACAATTACTCCAAGTATTACTCCAAGTATTACTCCAAGTGAAACGCCTACTCCAAGTATTACTCCAAGTTTAACACCTTCAATATCAATTACTCCGAGTGTAACAGTAAGTATAACACCAAGTTTAAGTCCTGGTTATGTTCCTCCTCCAATGGTTGATTTCTTAATTGTAGGTGGTGGTGGTGGTTCATCTCAATACGCTGGTGGTGCTGGTGGTGGTGGATTTATTTACCGTACAGGAGAAACCATAACAACTGGTTCATTTAATGTCGTTGTTGGTGCTGGCGGTATTGGAGTTGGGCCTGCTGTTCCAAATAATGGTGGTAACTCTTCATTCTCTGGTATTACTGCTTATGGTGGTGGTGGTGGTGATGGTTATGGTAATACAGCAAGAAATGGTGCATCTGGTGGTGGTGTTAAAGCTGATATTGCTGGTGGCCAAGCAATTTATGGTTCTCAAGGAAATAACGGTGGTGCTGGTGGTACTTCTTATTATGCTGGTGGTGGAGGTGGAGCTGGTGAAGTTGGACAGGATGCTCAAGGAGGTGGAGGTACTGGTTCTGGTGGAAAAGGTGGAGATGGGTTACCTTGTTCAATAACAGGCGGAACAGTTTATTTTGGTGGTGGAGGTGGAGGATGCTGCTACTATGGAACTAAAGGTTTAGGTGGACTTGGTGGTGGTGGTTACGGTGGTGGTAATGGCGCTGCTCAACCTGGTACTCCAAATACAGGTGGTGGTGCTGGTGGAGAAACTTATAATGTGCCTGGTGTTGATGGTGGTTCTGGAATTGTTATCGCTAGATTAAAAACAAGTGATTTTTCAAATATAACTGGTGGAACGCAAAGCATTGATGGTTCATATACAGTTGTGACTTTCACTTCAGATGGAACATTAGTTTTAAGTTAAACTAAAAATAATAAAATTAGTTATATCTTATATATAAAAATGAATTATGGAAAAACTTGTAGATTTATCTCTCAGCAGCGAATATGATTTGATTGTTGATAGAAATAAAAGCCTAGGTGTATCTGTTATATGTACTTATTTTTCCGGCTCAACTGAATATAATTATGATCTAACGCCATACTCTGGGGCAACAATTACCGTTAAAAACGATTCTGGAACGATTGTACAGACTTTCTCCACTCTTGATGGATCTATACTTCTTCAAGCTGGAGGCGTCTTTAAACTCGTTAAAACAGCGGAAGAAATGAATACCGTTCGCTCAGGCGTTTATCATTATGATATGTATTTGTCAAATAGTACATACCCAAAAAGAGCATTCCTAAGAGGAAAAATAACATACATTCAAAATATAAGTAATTAAAATGCCTAATTTAATATTAAATACGGATGTTGCGAAAGTGGTTATTAAGCCAGATCCAATATCAATTATATATACAGGAGTAACAAGTGGAACTTCTGGAACGTCAGGAACATCTGGATCTGGTACTTCAGGAACATCTGGAACATCAGGTATAAATGGATCAAGCGGAACTTCTGGAATAAAAGGTTCAAGTGGAACATCTGGAACTTCTGGAACATCTGGTACTTCAGGAACATCTGGATTTGGTTCGTCTGGAACATCTGGTACATCTGGGCATGATGGTACATTTTTCGGCTCATCTGGCACATCTGGAACTTCTGGCATAAATGGATCTTCTGGAACTTCAGGAATAAACGGATCATCTGGAACTTCTGGAATAAAAGGCTCAAGCGGTACATCTGGAACATCTGGAACTTCAGGAACAAAAGGTACATCCGGAACTTCAGGAACATCTGGAATATCTGGAATTTCAGGAACATCTGGAACATCTGGTATAAATGGTTCATCTGGAACTTCTGGCATAAATGGCTCAAGTGGAACTTCAGGAATAAACGGATCAAATGGAACGTCTGGTACTTCGGGAACATCCGGAACATCTGGATTTGGTTCATCTGGAACTTCTGGAACATCTGGACATGATGGTACATTTTTTGGATCATCTGGCACATCTGGAACTTCTGGCATAAATGGTTCATCAGGAACATCAGGCATAAATGGATCTTCAGGTTCTTCTGGTACTTCAGGAATAAATGGATCTTCTGGAACTTCAGGAATTTCTGGTAGTTCTGGGACATCTGGAATAAGCGGAAGTTCTGGAACATCTGGTATTTCTGGATCTTCTGGAACTTCTGGAATAGATGGTTCTTCTGGAACATCTGGAACTTCAGGAATAAATGGATCAAATGGAACATCTGGAACTTCTGGATTGGATGGTAGTTCAGGTACAAGCGGAACATCTGGTGTTTCCGGATCATCTGGAACTTCTGGAATTTCTGGTAGTTCAGGATCATCTGGAACTTCTGGTACATCTGGTATTTCTGGAACATCTGGAACTTCAGGATTAAATGGTAGTTCAGGTACAAGTGGAATATCTGGTTCTTCTGGAACTTCAGGAACATCTGGAACTTCTGGAATTTCTGGTAGTTCAGGATCATCTGGAACTTCTGGTACATCTGGTATTTCTGGATCTTCAGGTTCTTCTGGAACATCTGGAATTTCAGGATCATCTGGAACATCAGGAACATCTGGTATTTCTGGATCTTCAGGTTCTTCTGGAACATCTGGAATTTCAGGAT